TACTGGCTGAAAGTTAAATAACGCCGTTCGTTATTGTACTTTCCGCGCTTACGGGTGTGTTCAATTGTATTCAATTGGTATTTTTTAGGCTCAAAACGCCTGAATTTGTATTTTGTAAGATTATTTTATATTACTTTTGCGTAAAATTTAAATTATGAATAACAAAGAAGCTGCAACAAAATTAGCCGTTGAACTTCTCGGCGACTATAACGTGGAATCCGTAAAATTCCTTATCGAATGGAACGGCCACGACGTATTTAGCCCGGTATTCCCTGAATATGCCGCAATAGGCGCGCCGGTTTTTATCCTTGTTAAAAACGGCTCTGCAAGAAAAGCAACCGACAAGGAATGGCCGGTTATTATGGAATCTTTACCGGATGACGAATAAAGTATTAGCGCTTTTCAACAATGCCGCCTATTATACTAACGTCAACGCCCAAATTATCAACTTGAAGTATATTAACGCCCCATTTTAGCGATATCCATCTGAAATAAGCTTTAATATCTGTAATTTCTTGGCCGGTCTGTGGGTCAAACATCGTAAACTTACCGTTGGCGTGTCTTTCGGCTGTTATAATATGCCCGCTTCGTCCGCCCTTCCATGCAAAATCTAAATGGTATCTACCTACGGCCTTGGTTAAGGTGTCAATTTCCAGCATCATTTGAACGTAAGACTTCGTAATCGGCCTTCTTGGGTTTTTAGAATAATCAAGCCCGCCCGCCTTTTGCTTCTTTGGTGTGTTTCCGCCTGAATCTTTCCACGCGCTTTCAGTTTTCCGGCTAACGTCGTAAGGAATACAACCCTTTCCCGTATTGCCGCGCGCCTTAACGTCAAATCCCCTTCGGCGCAACTCGTAAGCTACCACGCAGGACTGGCAATTTATTTGATATTGGCGTTGGCCGGTCGAATATTTGGGGTTCGCTCTTTCGTGATCCGCTTCGTCGTGGGTCATTGGCGCCCCTTGTTTAACGCCAATAGCGCCCGCGATTTTCTTCATGTTGCTGCCAATAAACGACCCCTTTCCCTGAACGCCCTGAACAAAGCTAACGGCCTGTTTTAAATTAGCTATGGCGGTTGTATAATTGCCGTTTACGTTTAATTTGTTATCCTCAAGAATCTTTTTATATTTCGTTTCTATATCATAATCGTAAACGTTGGTTAATAAAACGCCGAGTTTCCTTCCTTCGGCTATCCATTCGGCCATTCTTATAGTAACGAATTGATAAAGCGCGTCCACTTTGTTTCTTAAAGCCTCTTCGTCGGTACCCAATCTTAAAGCCTCAATTTCTTTAATGGCGGCGGGGTCAACTCCAATCGCTCTTTGCCATTCTTTTATATAATCAATATGCCTGTCGAAATCCGTTATTGGCTTAACCGGGGCCGCCGGTGCTACTCTGGCGCTTCTGATATGCTTCAATAACGCTGTATTGTCCGCAATAAAATACGGCAATAGTTTAACGCCCTTAAAACGTGTCTTGTTCTTTCTATACCAGTTTTTGAAGTTGTCCGGCAGCGGCTTTTGCTGTTGCCTTTCGTTTTGTTCCTTGCTCCAATCCTCAAGCGCGCCTTTCTTTATGGCCCTTACCGCGTCTTTAAACTGGTTCGCGCTTATCTTAATTGGTATCATATCACAACGGCATTGCGGGTGCCAACCTACCCACTTAAAGCTTTTCGGGTATATTCCGGCCAATTCGTCGCAAATATCTACCAACGGAACCGCTTTACCCTTTACCGTGGTGGTGTGGTTATTGGAAAGCTTTATTTCGTAACTCTCTATTAACGGCTCGTTTTGCCACGCCTCCCACATCGCCATTCTGTAAGCCGCGTTAACCTCTGTACGGGCCAATCTCAAAGCGTTCTTATAGGCCGAACGGTAAACGCCTCGCCCCGGATGGTAAGCTTTGGCCGCCTTGCTCAATTCAAGGTTTCCCGTCTTTGGGTTAAGAACCCTTCTAAATAACGCGTCCGGGTTGTTCAAATAGCCTCTTACGGATCCGCTTATTTCGTCCGCCGACTTACCCTCAAGAATTCCGTTTTGTATAATTATTTCTATTTCCTTACGTGCGTTGCCGTTAAGGTTCCACACCCTGTCGGAAAGTGTCAAACCTCCGCGTTTGCTTGTGGTGTAGGAATGGGCGTTTTTGCCGCTTTCGCGCGTGTCCTTTTCCGCCAACTCCATAATATTCTTTACCGCCTCTTTGTCCGTGTCGCTCTCTCCGTAAGCCGAAATATCGCGTTGTACGGCCTTTTCTCCAAGTGTATAGCTTGCTTCAATGCCGTTAACCAATAAAGCGTTGGTACTGGCCGCCAAACGATCTAACAACACTTCCGCCTTCTTTGCCGCGTTAGGGTTCCCGCTAAACGTGAATTCCTCGCCGCTCTCAATGGCTTTGCGAACCTCCGCAATTTCCGTTACAGTCCTGTAAGTGGCTCCGTAAAGTGTGCTTATTTTTTGTTGAATAAGCGCCAAATTATACAAAAGCTTCTTTTTATCGTCCATATTATTCCAAATAAACGCTTATAGCCTCTTTAATGTACTTTTCCAATAGCTTGTTTAAATCCGTGCAAGGGCCGGTAATAACGTCAAAACCCTTGCTTTCCACCGCTAACGCGTAATCCTCTCCGGCAACAATAACGCCGACTATCTTATCCGGGTATTGTTCCGCCGCCTCGGTTGCAACCTTCAAGCCCGCCGCCGTTCCGTGATCCGCGGTGTCCGCCTCCGCTCCCTTTGGCCCTATTACCCTTTCAAAGTATTCGGCCACTTTCTGGCCTTTGTTATAAATAACGTATCCTATTGAACTGCGTAAGTTGCCCGTTTGGTTCTTATACGTGTCGAGGTTCTTTGCGGCCGTTACGGTGTCAATTAAGGCGCTTTTAAGGCATAATAAATAAAGATCTACTATCTTATCGACCGCGTCGGTAAGTCCCTTAAAAACCTCGTCTAAATTAAATTTGGCCTTTGTTGGCATCGTTACTTGTGTTTGAAGTTCTTAACGCATTGTTTCTGTGTTTTGAAAACGCTGAATTCCTGAAAAGGGCATTTTAATAAGAAAAATTCCCCGTCCGCGCCTTTTTCGTGGGGAGTGTGCGCGTGTGCGCAATCCCCACAAGTGTATAACAATTCAATTTTTTGTTTCCGTGGCATGGCTTAAACTGTCGGTTCCTGTTCAATCAAACTGTTATAGGCTGCGGCGTTTTCCTCTTCCTCAATCTGTTTAATTTCGGCCTCCGTATCGTCCGCCCAGCCGAGAATCTGAACCGAAGTTTTACGGCTTGCAACGGCTTTTTGTCCGTTGGCCTGCATCAAAAGGTTAACTAAAGCCTGTTCGTCCTTAATCATATAAGGCGTTATTTCCGGCTCAATAGTCAAGGAATCACAAGCCGCGCTAAATCCCGCCTCAACGTTCATTTTCTTTAAAAAGGCCTGAATAACTGAAATTCGGCGCTGTAAATAATCGTCGAAAATCTCGCATTTGTCCATAACCTTTAAAAGCGCGTCCATAAACAAAAGCTGCAAGGCCACGCCGCTTATCGCGCCTATACCCTTAACGTTGTCGAAACTGACGTCTGGTGTCTGGCTTATAGAATGTATAAGCTTCAAAAGGGTTTCAATCTCAAGTTTAACGCTTTCCGGCGCGTGGTTCCAAGAAAGATAATAAGCCTTACTTCCTACTTCGCCCTGAATAATTCCGCCTGAGTCGCCCTTCTTTGCAAAGCCCACCACTTCGCCTTCAACAAAGATTTTCGGGCTGGCGTGGTAGTCGTTAGTATCCGCAAAGTTGGAAAGCAGCTTTTCCAAGCGGTCTATAAGGTTTTGAACGTCGGCCCATTCAACGTTGGCCTGTTGTGCGTAAATAACCGGTATTTTTCCGATCGCGTTTTTCTTCGGGAATCCTTCTACAACTTCCCAAGCCTCCTTTGTGAATTTCCATAAAAAGTGTTGTTCGGCTGTGTAGCTCTCGAAATACTTTGTTTTCTTCTTTTGTTCATCCTCTACGGTGTATTCGCGCGAAAAAGCCACCATATCGCCCGTTTCGTCGAAATAAGGGTAAAGTTTATCGCCTAACAACGGGTTCAATACGGCCACTTTAAGCTTGCTTTTCGTCTTAAATCCGTACTGGGTGTTTTCCTCCGTTCCCTCCTGAATGTACCAAATTTCGGCCACTTCCGTACTGCTAAACAAAATACGGGCTAAACGGCGGTTCAAACTCTTTGTTTTGTTCTTTACCAATACTTTCTTAACCGACTTCAATACGTCGGCTTCCTTGGTGTTCTCTTCCGGCTCCGCGTTAAGTATTACCGGGTTTCCGAATGTGAAAGCCGCCGCCATGTTGGTAATTTTCTTTTGTAGCGCAATGGCAACGCGGGCCACTTTCTCAATTCTGTATTTCTTTCCGGTCTTTTCGTCAACGCCCGTTACGCTGATAACGTTAGGGTCGTTATCCTCGTTGTCATCCTCAAGAAATACTTTTTTGTCCGGCCTTAATGCGGCGTTCATAACGTCGTGTAACTTCGGATCCAATTGTTTAATGAAAGAATCCGTTGCGGGCAGGGCGCGGTTTCTGCCGTTCTGCAATTCGTTGATAACCTCTCCTACCGGTTTTTCTGTTATCAATGTTTTTAAATCCTCGTAATTCATGGTTTGTTATATTTTTTAGTTATATTTTTAGTTAAAAATTGTTGTTAAATCCTTGCTGTTGTATCCGGGGCGGTGTTCAATGGTTCCCGTCAAGGCGTCCGGCGCGTCGTCATGTTCGTTTTTGCCAACTTTCAAATAGTTGGTTATAGCTTCCGCGAACTCCGGCCACATCGTCTGCCATCCTTTCGGGAAATACGTAAGGTTCTGAACTTGACCGCTTGCTACGTAAATACGTACGTTTTTGTTTTCGCTCTGGTGGAACCATTTAACCTTCGTTTGGTTGTTACCCATAATCCTTAATTGCTTTTCAACGCTTCGCGCGAATCCGCGGCCGCCGTTGTTACTCTCAATCAATGCCGTTGCCACCCCGTCTTTAGTAAGCATTTCCGCCGTCTTTGGCTCCGTGTACTCCATAGGCTTCTGGGTGTAAATAACGTTCAATATGAAGTTGCCTATTTCCGTTTCAACGTAGTTAATCGAGCATAAGTAGTCGTTACCTTCGTCCGCCGTATCCGTGTAGTTCTTAATAACTTTGCGCTTCGTGTACGGTATAATCTCGTATTCCCTAAAGCCGCTTTCGTACATAAGGCCTTCAAGCGGTTTCGGCTCCTGTTGGTATAGCGAATTAAAAATAACTGGGTTCTTTTTCCTCCTGCTAATAAGGTTTTCGAGGCTGTGTCTCTCCGGCCACAATGCCTCGCCCTCTTCGCGCGGGTCGTATTCTGTCGGCGCGCCTTCCTTAATGGCCTTATAGGTTACTACAACCCAGCCGTTAGGGTTCGTTACCGGGTCGTAATAGCCTTGTTCCTTCAATAAATGGCCTGCCAGATCGTCTTGGTGCCAACGTGTGAATACTATTAACTGTTGGCTCTCATTGTGTAAACGCGTTTCCGCTACCGTGTCGTACCAAGCGCTTATATTGTCGCGTGTTATCGGCGACCATGCCGTTTTAGCATCCTTATAAATATCGTCAATAATAAGAACGTCCACCGGGTCGCCTGTCAAAGGGCCGCAAACGCCTACTGTCTTAACGCTTCCGGAATGTTCCACCACCTCGAATTCGTCCGCGTTCCTTACCCATTTTCCGCCGCTTGCTATTCCTTTGCCGTTCAATACGGTACCGGGGAATATTTTACGGTAAGCGTCGGAATCCATAATACGCTGAATTTCCCTGTTAAACTTACGCGCCTTCGTCGCCGAATAGGAAATAATAGCCATCTTGGTATCTGGTGCTATACCCTCCATAAATGACGGCAAACGGCGTGTACTGCCTTCGCTTTTTCCGTGTTGTGGCGGCATGAATACCATAAGTTTCCTTATATCCTTATACGCGAACCTTGTTAATACGCCGTAATATCGTTTATGAAATTCGGCAGGGCGGAAATTAGGCATAGTCGCCTGCGTGTACTTAAGCAAATCCACGCGGGCCTCCCGCCTTAACTTTTCCTCAAGCATCAAAAGGTATTCTATTTTCTCCTGCCTGTTCATAACCGGTTATTTACCCATTTTCTCTTCAAGTGCCTTTATTCTTTTGTCTAAATCTTCGTCGCTCATGTCCGCGAACAAGTCTTTACCGTCCTTTCCTACAAGCTCGTTAAAATTGCGGTTTTTCCAGTGTTCCGGATCCATGTTGCAAAGTGTGAATATTATCGCGGCCGTGTCCGGCGGTACAAACTTTTTCGTAATACTGCGTTCCTTCAATATTGACCGCTGTGGATCGGCTGGGTTGGCAACGTAAACGTTTTTCGGTTCCTCGTAAACTTTGCCGTTCAACTTGTCGCGCAATGACTTACGGGCGTCCCTTAAAAAGCTCTCGCGGGCTTCGTCGTGTGCTTTCTCTATCGCCTGCACAAATTCCGGGTGCTTACGCTTCCAATTGCGGAAAGTGTCCGTTTCAATGCCGACAATATTGCAAATTTCCCCAAGGGTGTACGAATCCGCCTTTATAAGGTTGCAAATCTTTTCAACTATCTTTTTATTGTATTTCATTTCTTAACCTCCCTAATCTCAATTAAAGGGTCGAATTTCTTTAATCTGTTAATAATAACCTGTACGTACTCCGGCTTAAGCTCCATTCCGTAACAATTGCGGCGTAACTGATGAGCCGCAATAAGCGTACTTCCTGAACCTAAAAAGAAATCGGCCACGTTTTCCTTAAAATGCGAACTGTTACGAATGAAACGCGCTAACAACCTCACGGGCTTCATTGTCGGGTGTTCCTCGCTTACTTGTGGCTTATCCTCGTAAACTATCGTACTTTCGTTATCGTTTTGCATCTGTCTTATATAGTCTATAAGCTCCTTTTTGCTCAATTTCTTCAAGTCGATATTATCTTCTATTACGGTTCTGTGGGTGCGTTCCTTAATGAAATAATGCGGCCCGCCGTCC